GAGAATCGCCCTGTTGTGAATAGCGAATTCGACTGTGATCCTAACCTGCTTGGATTGTGGGCACTGGTGAAATCTATCAAGGATGATGCACTTTATCTCTGCCGTAATGATGGACCTGCTGCTTACATCGGATATGATCAAATTGACTCCGAAGGTTATGTCTACTCCAATGAGTTCGGCACAATGAAACTGGTCAATCGTAAGCAGTTCAGTTATGCTAACTTCAACAACGCTAAGTTTAACAAAGAGGTGTGCCAGTGAGCGTACTGTCCACCCATGCTCCGTGGGCGGCAGAGTTGCCCCCTATAATAGGAGCATCGGAGGGAACCCCCACCGATCCTAAACTACTCACAACGGGCGATCAAGTCCGAGGAGAAACTAATGTCCACTCTGAATCAATTCTTTCTTGAGTGTCTGAATCTTAAGTACGCAAGCAACTCTCAAGACAACTCTCATCATGAGAATCAGGTTGAAGATCTTCTGAAGAAGTTTAACCTGACCTATGAATATCAACCCAATGGTATTCAAAACTCTCCCGACTTCCGTGTACACTACAACGGGAAGACTTATGACATTGAATGTAAGTCTTCGAAGCAAGCATATCCTACCTACAATGGAGGACTTCCTAAGGTAGGTGTCATTTATATCTTCAGCAGTAAGAAGTACAATGAGACGACAATCTTCTTCGCTGACGATGTAGTCTCTACTGCTAAGCGTGACCTCTATGCTGACTTCCTGGAGAAGCAAAATGCTCTGCTTCAGGAATACCGTTCGATGCCTGAATGGCAGGAGGATGAGAGAGGTTTTGACTTCTATTGTCGAGCAATGTACACTCAAAGTGGAGGCAAGTCTAAGACCGATTACTTCACTCACTCCAAGCGCGGTTACTGTGAAGATCGTGTGGTAAATTACGACTTCTGAGTTATACTCAGGTCGGCTGCCCGACCAGTTGGGGGACTGTCCACCAAACCCGCTAAGGACGTCCCCTGCCCCCTTATACTGGTTTCATACCAAACGAACCCCGATGACCTTCGCTGTTCAACCCGCCTACTGGTCCAAGTTCGATCAGCACGCTTGCTGGTGGGCAGAGTCGATCAACCATGCCTATCGCATCGCTCAGTTCTGGGGTGAACCCTGCATGATCTGGATGTGCCCTGAGAAGGGAGAACCCGTCCGCTGGTGCCGCGCCGATGCCAACACCGACGCCATTGCCGACCTGGTGTTCGGGGTGGGCAAATGATCAAAGCACTGACCCGCTCCCGTTCCGCTGACTTCCATCGCCAAACCATGCTTAAGATCATCGTCATCGCTGGGTTGACCTTCCTACTATGGGAACCGATCAAACCCGTGCGGACTGTGACAGCGGACGTACTGTACACGGCAGGCGACCTGATCCGCCGCTGACCCCCTATACTGATCTCAGTTCAAACGACACCGATGAGCACCGCTACCTACAACGGTTGGGCAAACTACGAAACCTGGAATGCTGCCCTGTGGATCGGCAACGATGAGTTTCTGTACAACACCGCAAAGGCATGTGTGACCTACCGTGAGGCAGGCATTGAGACTCCTTGGGAGAAGTTCGTGCGCTGCATGACCGATGGGCAGATCGGTCGCCACCTGGTTAAGACTGGCGACGGCGTTCGCTGGGATGACCCCGCCATCGATGCTCAGGAAATGAACGACATGCTCTGGGATCTCTGATCCCCTCCATCTGCTACAATACCAAAGAACACACCCCACAGACCTATGACCCGCGACCTCGCTACCTCCCTCCTGAACCGTGCCGCTGACGGTGCCCAACTGCTGGCGATCCTGGACACCATCACCGCCGACCTGGAAACTCAGGGCATCGAAGACGCCGCCGCACATTACCAGATGATCAGCGCCCCCACCGCCGAACCGATCCAGTTCTGACACTGGACCCAAACCCCACCGAAGGGGTGCCCTCTGCCCCTATAATGATTTCAGTTCAAACGAACCCGATGACCAACCCGATGACCGCTGCCGAACTCAATGCCGCCATCGCCTCTGGTGCTCTGAAGTTCAAACGCCTGCCCACTGCTCATGGTGCTAAGTCCAACCGCTGGGCAGACCGTATCAAGGGAGGTTCTTCCCGTGTTCGTACTGGGGCAGGTTCCCGCTCCGTTCACCAGAGCACCAAGGCGAGCGCCCTGGCAGACGTTCGCTGACCTCCATTCGTTCGTGACAGCAGCAGTGGGGGGCGTTGTGCCCCCCTTTAAGCGTGCCGCCGTGATGCCCCCCCGTATATAAAAACGCATAACTACCCTAACCTACAAAGTGTTACGGAAGGCATCTAAATTTACAAGGCACTATAAAAATTTTTTTCGCTATATAAAATCAATGATAGAGTCTAATGAGATGAGAAAAAATCCCGGAGAAAATATTGTGCCCATAGAAGTCGATCCAGTGACTGGGGAGTATTATATTACTATTCCAGAATGGATCATCAATGATTTTGGATGGTACGAGGGCACCACAATAAACATGGAAGTTGAGGGAGATTGTATAATAATTACGGAAGTCAAGAGCGATTGACAAGCACTACATAATACTGTATGATACTGATGTAACTACTCTTTCTTATGGCTAAAGGATTTACTGTAAAGGCAAAAACGCCTGTTAACGACTCCCAACCAGAATGGGACTACGATTATGCGCGAGAACTGATTAAGGGTAAGAGCGTAGTCTTTTGTTTACCTGGAAGGGGAGTTTCCTACACATATCTAAAAAACTTTGTACAATTGTGCTTTGATTTGGTACAGGCAGGAGCAAGTATCCAAATCTCGCAAGATTATAGTTCAATGGTGAACTTCGCACGATGTAAGTGTCTTGGTGCGAATGTACTGCGTGGTCCTGATCAGAAACCTTGGGACGGCAAATTGAAGTATGATTATCAGTTGTGGATCGATAGTGATATTGTTTTCAACACTGAAAAATTCTGGCAACTTGTTCTGATGGAGAAGGACATTGCTGCTGGATGGTACTGTACTGAGGACGGGCAGACCACATCCGTTGCTCACTGGTTAGAGGAAGATGATTTCCGAAGCAATGGTGGAGTGATGAATCATGAAACTATTGAAAGTATCTCAAAACGTCGGAAGCCTTTCACGGTAGACTACACTGGTTTTGGATGGCTTCTAATTAAACACGGAGTGTTTGAGAATGAAGGTATCAAGTATCCTTGGTTTGCTCCGAAGATGCAAGTATTCGAATCTGGTGAAGTACAGGATATGTGCGGCGAGGACGTTTCCTTCTGTTTGGATGCCATTGCGGCAGGTTTTGAGATCTGGTGTGATCCTCGTATTCGTGTTGGGCATGAAAAAACTCGCGTTATCTAATGGCGGAAACATATACTGTTATTAGAAAAGGTAAGGTCCTCTTCAAGGGTCTCTCGCAAGAGGAATACATGAATCTTATGGAGGATCTTGCCATTGAATATTACAAAACTGGAAGTCCCAAAGCGGGCGATATTGAAACTCACATTATTGGAGAAAACGGAACATGGCAAAAGCAAAAGCAGGTGTAAACAAAAGCGGCTATATCGCAGGTCCTCCCAAAAAGACTCGTCAAGGAGATGGTGGTGGAACGAAATATGCGGCGTCTTCGCGTAACTCGGCTCGTAAAAAGTATCGCGGACAAGGAAAAGGTTGATCTTCTATGATTGATGATGATGTACAGGCATGGAGTGCCTATCCACAATATCGTTGGGTATTCAATAAACTTGAAGTTGCTCTTCGATTTGGATATGAATGTGGTCCTGCCTGTGTACCCATCATCAAAAAAGGATTTTATATTATAAGACCAATCTACAATCTATTCGGACAAGGAATTGGTGCCAAAAAACAATTCCTTGATCCAGAATTACACAGAGAAGAAATGATTCTTCACAAATATGTCTCCCCTGGATATTTCTGGTGTGAATATCTGGAGGGAGACCATTTTAGTATTGATTATAAACGCGAAAATGGGCACTGGGTGCCATTTAGTGCCATGATTGGTACTCATGAAACCGAAGATAACTTGACTCGTTTTGAAATTTGGGAGAAAGTCGAACTACCAAACTTTGAATTACCAGATTTTATTCATGAAATTGATGTAGAATACCTCAATATTGAATCAAAAAGTGGAAAACCATTTGAAATTCATCTTCGAACTGGTAATGACCAGATATGGGATCTTCCGATGGGGTCAAAAGTGTACCCAATTTGGGATGAGGAGAGTCAAAATAGAAGAAAAGGACTAAGATTCTCTCCGAATCATGAATCAGACCTTCGTTTTTACTCGGCAGATGGGCATTTGAGTGATGTACGAAGAGGTTTTTATGTTGAAGAGGCAAAATAAATAGTACTAAGGGATAGCAACCCCTCTAAAAGTTCTGTTTTATATAAAACAGGAGCTAAAATGGGACAATCACCTGTAGATAGAAATAGAGATTACATGAGAGAGATGTGGGGAACCACAAAACTTGTTTCCGATTATGGGTCAATGCTCGAAAACGACCAAAAAAAGATGCTTCGTGAGATCGCAAATGACGATATCACACCTAAAAAGCATGATTTTGTTCATCAAAATGAAATTCATGAAAAAATTCGTAATGATGATGACTATGATGACTGGAATTATGGTACTGAACCAGTTTATGGTAGGATTTCGGGGTAGAGGCTATAAATAAAAGCAAGTAAAATCTCCTAATAAACTGTGGTTCAGAGGATATCTAGAGCATTTAAAGATATTAGCCTATCTTTTGATAGACATCCTATAACTAATGACATTGTCGTATTAAAAAATGCGGATGCGATCAAAAAATCCATCCGCAATATTGTACAGACAATACCTAGTGAGAGATTTTTTAATCCAATTTTTGGTTCTGAAGTAAAAAATAGTTTATTTGAATTTGTTGATTTTGGTACGGCATCTCTTTTGGAGAAGCAAATATCAATAGCGATTGAAAACTATGAACCAAGAGTGAATAGAGTAAATATTGATGTTAATCCAAGAGCAGATCAAAATGCCTTTGAGATTACGGTTTCATTTAATATTATTGGACAAGAAGTTCCAGCACAACAATTTACATTCATCCTAGAGGCAACCAGATAAAATAATGCCTTTTACTAAGTTTACAAATCTAGATTTTGATCAGATAAAAACTTCAATCAAAGATTATCTCCGTGCGAATTCGGATTTTACGGACTTTGATTTTGAAGGATCGAACTTTTCTGTTCTGATCGATACGTTAGCATATAACACATATATTACTGCATTCAACTCTAATATGGTTGTCAATGAATCCTTCTTGGATTCGGCAACTCTGAGAGAGAACATTGTTTCTTTGGCAAGAAACATTGGTTATGTTCCAAGATCCAAAACCGCAGCAAAGACAACAGTATCATTTACAGTCAATACATCAACATCAGCATCACAGTTAATTCTTAAGGCAGGTTTGGTTTGTGTTGGTGCTGTTGATAATACCCAATATACTTTTTCAACTCCTGGTGATATAACGGCAAATATTGTAAATGATCAGGCATCATTTACTAATATAGAATTATACCAAGGAACATATCTCACAAAAGAGTTTATAGTTAATAATTCACAAGATCAAAGATTTATTCTTAATAACCCAAATATTGATACATCGACAATTAGAGTAAAAATCGGTACTCGTGAATATAAGCAAGTTAATAATATCATCACAGTCAATAAAGATTCTGAAATTTATCTTCTCCAAGAAGTTGCGGATGAAAAATACGAACTTCTTTTTGGTGATGGGATCATTGGTAAGAAATTAGAAACAGGTACAAAGATTACTGTAACCTATATTGTTACAGAAGGGGCAACTGGAAATGGTCCATCACTATTCTCATATGCTGGAACAACGACTGACAGTAATGGAACTCTCATAAGCCCTACTGCTTCCGTATCCGTAACAACTACACAATCCGCCTCTGGAGGCGGCGACATCGAGCCAATTAGTTCAATCAAGTACTTTGCCCCTAGAATCTATTCTTCGCAGTACCGTGCCGTTACAACGAGGGACTACGAGGCAATTGTACAACAAGTATATCCAAGTACAGAATCAGTTTCAGTTGTTGGTGGTGAAGAATTAGAACCACCACAGTTTGGTAAGGTAATAATTAGTATCAAACCAAAGAACGGTTATTCAATTTCAGACTTTGCTAAGAATCAAATCTTAAATGACCTGAAGCAGTATACGGTTTCGGGAGTAAAGCAAGAAATTATAGATCTAAAATTATTATTTGTTGAAATTGATAGTGATGTTTTTTATGATTCATCCAAGGTGAGTGATATTGCATCAACCAGAACAAAAATCATATCATCCCTTACACAACATGCTTCATCAATTGATATGAACAAATTTGGTGGAAGATTTAAGTATAGTAAGATATTACAATTAATTGATAATGTTGATTCTTCTATTACCTCCAACATCACAAGAGTGAAGATGAGAAGAAATATGAATTGTATAACAAATACATTTGCTCAATATGAAATATGTTTCGGAAATCGCTTCCATAAAACATTGGATAAGTCCAATATTAAGAGTACTGGATTCAAGATTGCTGGTGAATCGGAAACTGTATACTTTTTAGATACTCCAAGTACTAATAGTGAAATTGGTGTATTATCAATTGTTAAACCAACTTTAGATCCAGATACTTACGAGGTTGTTAAGAAATCAATAGGAACGGTTGATTACTTAAGGGGAGAAATTATTATCAATACAATCAATATCATTTCTACTGATCTACCAGATAATGTTGTTGAGATTCAAGCGATACCAGAATCAAATGATGTTATTGGATTGAAAGATCTTTATCTTGTCTTCGATGTTTCAAAAAGCACTATAAATATGGTTAAGGATACAATTGCCTCTGGGGAACAGATTTCTGGAGTCAATTTCCCAGTCAAATCAAGTTACTCAAACGGAACAATAACAAGATAATAGAGGGGAAATATGATCAAAACTGGTTTTGATGCTAGGGTAAAAGTCCAACAAGTTATTGATAATCAATTACCAGAATTCTTATTATCAGAAAGTCCAAAGGTAGTGGACTTTCTGAAGCAGTATTATATTTCTCAAGAATTTCAAGGTGGATCAATTGATATTGTTGAAAACCTAGATCAATATCTAAGTTTTAATAATTTAACATCGGATGTTTTAACAGATCATATTGTAGTTTCTTCTGATATCTCATCATCAGACACAACCATCAATGTAACTACAACTAATGGATTCCCAAAGCAGTATGGTCTTGTAAAGATTGATGATGAAATCATCAGCTATACTGGTATTACCACAAATAGTTTTACTGGATGTATACGTGGTTTTAGTGGAATTAGTTCTTATAGAAACAATACAAATCCAGAAGAACTTGTATTCAGCACTTCTAGTTCTAGTTCCCACAGCAGTGGAACATCAATTAAAAATTTAAGTACACTCTTTTTAAGAGAATTTTATCGCAAATTAAAGTATCTTCTTGCTCCAGGATTTGAAGATGTAAATTTTGTCAGTAATCTTGACGTTAATAATTTTATTAAACAAATTCGAAACTTCTATCAGAGT